CTGATTTAAACTATAGATGTGAAAATGCTCAGTTGCCAAGTAGAACCATTATGACAACTGATCAAAGAATATATGGCTACGCAGAAAAATTTCCAGATGGCACATCATATGAAGATATATCTTTCACGTTCATCGTTTCTGATGATATGTTGGAAAAGAAAATATTTGATGATTGGTTAAAGTTAGTACAGCCAACAGATAGCTATAATATAAAATTCAAACAAGAGTATCAAACAAAGATAAATGTAAAACAGTTCAATTTAGCAGGAAACAAGACATATGAAGTTGAATTGAGAAAAGCATACCCAATTGCAATAAATCAATTAGATTTGGATTGGGGCGCAGAAGGATACCATAAATTACTGGTAGTTTTCGCATACAGCGAGTGGAGTGTTGTTTAACATATGTAGGAGATTGTAATGCCTTTACCAAAAATTGATGTGGCAGTATACGAACTAGAATTACCGATGTTGAAGAAAAAAGTTCGCTATCGTTCTTTTCTTGTGAAAGAACAAAAAATCTTATTGATGGCCGCTACAGAAGAAAGTCCAGATGCTATAGAGAGAGCAATTAGACAAGTATTAAACAACTGTTGTCTAGACGAAGTGGATATTGAAAACATGAGTTTGCTTGATGTTGAGTATTTTTTCTTGAACATTCGAGCTGCTTCTGTCGGTGAAATCGTTGAAAACAAATTCAGATGTAAAAATGTTGTTAATGATGAAATATGCAATAACCTAATGAAGGTTGATATGAATTTGAGAGATATTACGGTATCTGGATTAGACACATATAATGATCTCATCAAATTAACCGATAGAATACATGTTAAAATGACGATGCCTAAGTACAATTTAATTCAAAAGGCAGCGGGAAAGGGTGAAAGTGAGGCGTCAGATTTTATTTTCGATTTGCTAATTGATTCTATAGAATGCATTTATGATGGTGAACAGGTACATTATGCAAAAGAAGTATCGAGAGATGAACTTATGGAATTTTTAGAAAATTTAAGTGCAGATCAATTTGAAAAAATACAAACTTATTTTACTAACATACCAAAGTTAAATAAAATAAAAGAAGTAGATTGTTCAAAATGTGGTTATCATCACAAGATTGAATTTGAAGGACTTGAAAATTTTTTCGAGTAATTTTTAGTCATGATACTTTGGAAAACTATTATACAACAAATTTTAGTTTAATGCAACACCATAAGTATAGTCTAACGGAAATTGAGAATATGATTCCGTGGGAAAGAGATGTTTATCTTGGAATGTTAATAAATCATATCAAAGAAGAAAATGAAAGACTTAAACAGGCACAGACCAAATAAGAGAGCATAAAAATGGCACAACAGGCAGCATTACTGACAAGCGGTAAACAGTTATCATCGATCAATGAAACTTTGAAAAAACAAGGTTCATCTGAGAAGCTAAAAAGAACACCATCGGTTCAAGAAAGAGTTAGAACAAATGATTCTATGGCGATGATATTGGCCAAAGTTTATGCTATTACAAAAAAAGAACAAGAAATAAACAAAGCGTACAGAAAAGAACAGATAGAAACAACAAAAAATTTTAACGAAAGTTTTATCGCAACACTAAAATCGACTAGTGATAATGTCAGAAAAGCTATTGAAAAATCTGTCAAAGTAAATGAAAAATTATTAGAAGAAAATAAAACAATTCGTGAAGAACAAAAATTATTTGAAGAAGAAAAGAATGAAGAAGCTAAAGCATTAGAAGAACGTAGACACAAAGAACTACTTGAAGCACTAAAAGGTAAGAAAGAACCTGAAGGAAAAAAAGAAAAAGAAAATTGGTTAACAAAGTTATTGGGTCCAGTTTTATCTAAATTATTAACAAAACTTGGAAAAACCATATTCAATATGTTGCCTGGTGGTGCCCAACTTTTGCTTCGAGGACTTGGACAATTAGGAAGAATATTTGTTTATGCTGTTGAAACTATACTTCCAAGAGTTATATCGGCTGCTCTTGCGAATCCATTAACTTCTCTTGCTCTTGCTATAACTGGACTTTCATTAAAAATTGGATCTGATTATAAAGAGATGGAAGATAAATTAAAAAAAGCAGCAGATGCTGGCGACATCGAAACATTGAAAAAAGAAAGTCAATTCTATGTCGATCAGATAAACGAACAAGGTGGAAATATAAGCGTAGATGAATTTGCAAAAAGCAGATTAAAAGCATCAAAAACACCACAAGCAAAGTCTGCATTAGAGAAAATGGAAAGTAAAGATGAAGATTTTTCTTCAAAATTGGAGTATATGCAAAAACAAGGATATATTATTCCAAGAGGAGATGAAAAAGGATTGCAGTCAATCACAGAAAAGAAAGTTTTTGACCCAACAACAAAAAAAGAAAAAATAGTAAAAGTAGAAAAGAAAGAATTAGACGAACAACTACAAAAAGCAAGCGAATATGCACAAAAAAATGCAGAAAGCAGAAGATCGAGGTCTCAAAGTGGTAATGTGCCTTTAAGTGGAGACGTATTTAACAAATATCGTGAAACCGTTGGTAAGAGTGAAGGTGCCGCCATGGGATATGATGCAATGTATGGTGTATACACCGAAAAGGACGTGGACAAATATAAACAAAGTGAAACCGGCGGCAAAAGATTAACGCAACTGACTGTTGATGAAGCTATAGCAGTTCAAAATAAAAGAAGGGCAAAAGGTGGAAACACACATGCCATGGGTCGCTATCAGTTTATAGATTTGCCTGCCGCAAAAGAAAAGGCTCATTTAAAAGGAAACGAATTATTTAATGCTGAAACACAAGACAAGATGTTTGATGCATACACAAAAGCCAATGCTGAGACATTAAAGACAAATACAAAAGATCCAAGGACAGGAAAAATTTATGGTCCTGTCGAAGTAACTCCATATACACTAAGACTTGCACATGGCGTCGGCGCACTTGGTGCAAAAATATTACTTGAAGAAGCAAAAACAAATCCAAACAAAATTCCTGCTGATGCATTAATGTTGGCCAGTAAAAAAGTAGATGGTGTTGAGACACATGCCGATAGATTATCCAATCCTCACTTAGGAGGTACCAACAAAAAAGGTTTTGAAAATATAACGATAAGATCCTATTTGGAAAACACTGAACAAAAAGTCGCAAAAGCTATGGGTGAAAAAACATCAGGCACTCAACTCGCTTCTGCTGATGTTTCTGGTGCATCAAATGAAGAATTGAATAGACTGTTTACAGAATTTCAACAACCTGGAGGAGAAAATCTTCTAGGTGAAACTGCTACTCCTGAGAAAAAAAGCATATTTGGTTTGATAGCTAGTGAACTTAAATCCGAATTAGAAATGTTGCAAGGATTTACTAAGGGAGAAGGAGCTAAAGAATTACAAGATGTATTAGAAACCACTAAGAGTATGTTTGCTGAGATAGCACCATCAAGTATTTCACCTGCTCTATCTGCATTGACTAACGTACAAAAAATGAATGCTTCATTATCTGGTCAAGCAGGATCAACAAACATCACCACAATCAATCAGCAGCAATTGGCACAAGGTGGTGGTGGAGGACACACTGCATCTATTCCTGGAAATATCTACGATATAAACAATCCAAGTGTACAAGCTGCATTGTATGGTATGCACAATGTACGACCATCTTACGGATAAAAGAAAAACCCCGCACTAAGGCGGGGCTAAACAAGACCGTCTAGTCTGTTTAATCTTCTGCTGCAAGTTTTGCAAAGTAGTTCATGTCATCATCTTCATCTTCCTCGATTGAAGGTGCTTTCACTGGAGCTTTCTTTGCAGCAGGCTTCTCATCAACTTCAGTTTCAAACATATGTGAACTATCTTCAACTGTAGTTCTTGGTGCAGCAGCACCTGCTAGACCTAGAACTTTATCCAATCGTGCTTTGATAGCATCATATGATTTAAACTTGCTAGGATCAATCAACTCTTTGAGAGAGTATTCTTGCTTCCATACTTTTTCGAGTGCATCGTCATCATCAAGTAATGCAGCAGGTGTATCAAACTCACACTTGTCATAGTTTTGATAACCATCAACTTTACGAATCTTAACTTTGAAGTTAGCACCTTTCCACAAATCAAACGGATTCATTGGCTTCTCATCTTCAAATTCAGGATGCATTGCACCATTGATTTTATCAAAGATGCTCTTACCATATTTGAATAGAAAAACTTTACCGTTGTTTTCAGGATGCTTAGGATCTTCAACAATATAAATGTTTGAA